CATCATCAAACTTCAATACTCTTTGTTTGAAATCTAGCTCAGCATTGTCTCTGGATATTTGCTCCATTTCATTATCAACTTGTCTTACATGCGAAACCCAATCGTAGGTCGATTGCGGAGGCTCAACAAAAGCCACCATCTTGCCAACAGTTCTTGGTACATGTGATTCAACGACAATAAATCTATTAAGGAATCCGTCAACAATACGACCTGTTGATAAGGCGCCATAAAAGTTTTTAGGCACACTCATACCGACCAAAGTAATTGCAGGTTTAATCGTTGATCTATCTAATACTTCTTTTTGTTGTTTATTGGTTAGCGTCATCATTGAATAGTTATCTGGTCTTAAAACGCCATGACATCTTCCCCAAGTCTCCATAAGTATTTGTAACGCATCTTCTTTGTTAGAGTTAGATGACTTAGATATACTTTCTAATCTTTTACCAAACTCATCCATTACGGTTATATGGGTTGGCTTATATCTTAATAAGCTGTAGATAGCCCCACTTGAAGTATAGCCGTCTCCAGCCATAAGGTCGCTATATTCAGCATGATCCAAAATAGTTTCAACGACCGTCTTAACATTTTCTTTACCTTGGCCAGACTTAGCAATACACATAAAAAATAAAGATGAAAAGTTATTCATATTGGTTCTATACATTCTGCCCAAAGCTACCGAGCCTAAAGACAAAGCTGCTTGCATGCTAATCGCTGGCTGAGATATGTGCGCTATTTCTTCTGAGTATTCGTAAATGTCTTTTAACACACCAGGCGGAGAAAAAAGATTGACAGGCTCTTTTACTGTTTTGGTTGTTGATATATAAGCAGGCGCTTGTTGGTTTTTTCTATCGTGAGTTTTTTGAACTGAATTAACTGTTGTGGATATTTCACTTGCTGATAAAGGTGGAGTATTTTGTTCGTTCCAAGACTGCACAAAGAACTCTGTAAAATCTGTATTTAAACCTTTGGCTATCAAATAACCCGCTAGTCTTGCCGCTTGATCGTTACGGCCGCCCTCAGAAACACCTTGAATAGATAAAGGTGTAGAGATTGGTTGACCGTTAAGTTTCTCAACTCCCGTTATTTTTACCCATAACTCTTGAGTTAAGTTTGGTAAATCATCAACATCATTTAGATCCCAGTCTTCAATTCTTGTAGGTGTGTATATAGCTCCTGTTGCATGAATATTATGCGGAGCAACAATTAAACCACCGACTCCTCTAATATCAATCAACTTGGCTGGATCATAGCCTTCGGTTCTTTTAGCTACCCAAGTAGTAAAGTTTTCTGGATTATTATAATAATAGTGAACCCCTTTTCCTGTTGCTACTTTAAAGGGTGTTACTGGTAAGTTGGCCTCACACCAATTGACCGCTTCAGGTGTATCTGCATCTATAACAATAAACTTGCCACAGACTAAAGCGACGACTAAATCATCTCGCCCCTTAAACCATTTCTCTATTTCTTCCGTCGTCGGCTGTCGCTCTTGAAACTTTTGCCACCCCCCTAATTCTTTGGGCGGAACTTTATTGTGTCTATGTAGTGGTACTACGCTTATGCCGTATTCTGCATAAGCCAGAGCTAAGTCCAACGCAGAGTCTTGCGCTGTTACTTGTAAATTGAACACTCTTAACTTTCACTACTTTCTTCAATAGGACCAAAGATAGACTCGAAGTCTAGCTTACCGCCAGATGCTTTAATAATTTTTTTAGCTTGTTTAATTGAAGGCTGCCTTAAACCATACCTCCAAGCTTTGGTTGATGCTGCTGAACAGTCAAATAATTCTGCCGCAGGTTCTGTTCCAATAAATTCTATATACTTCTTTAAAGTTATTCTTTGCACTTCCCTCTCCTTATGTTCAGGTTCTAGATTTTTAGTTTTAAATGATTTAAGCTCTTCATTGGTCAGGTTTTTCAACCTCCAGAGATAATTCACTCTCCATTGATTTTGGTCTACTTCTCTCATTTTACATTCCGTTAAATATTTAATGTTCACACATTGTAATTCATATTAAAATAAATTAAAATAGTATTTTTAAATAAAACGGAGAAGATTAAATGTCTGATATTTTAAGTAGAATTGTAAGTCCTAGCGAATTGGTAGAAAACCAAGGCGCTAAGATTTTAATGTATGGAGCATCGGGGGCTGGTAAAACAACTGCATGTGCTACATCACCTGGAAAAACTTTAATCATTAGTATGGAAGCTGGTTTGTTATCTATTAAAGACGCAAACAACGTTACCGCTATTGAAGTTAAAGAAGCTTCAGAAATAGAACAGATTGCTGAAATGCTTGAAAACGGAGATCTTGATTATGATACTGTCTGTTTAGATAGTGTGACTGAGATGTCTGAACTTTTATTAGCGCAAGAAAAAGCAAGGTCTAAAGATCCTCGACAAGCTTACGGAGAGGTTATTAATGTAATGACTAGAACGATGCGTAGATTTAGAGATCTTAAGATGCACGTTATTTTTGTTGCTAAAGAAGACAAGCTTCGAGACGAAGCAACAGGTATGTTTCATTATCAACCAATGATGGTTGGTGCTAAACTACCTACCCAAATTCCTTACTTCTTTGATGAAGTGTTATGTCTTAGGACTTTCACCGAAGAAAACGATGAAGGGAAGAAAGTAACCAATCGTTGGTTGCAAACAGTTCTTGGTGATAATTATATTGCTAAGGATAGGAGTGGCAAGCTAGATTCTTTTGAAGAGCCTAACTTGACATATATTATTAATAAACTTGGATTTTCAAAAGGAGAAAAATAATGAGCGATTTTGCAGACGTCAAGTTTGATTTTGAATCTGGTAATAGCGGTGAGTCTACTATTCCAGAAGGGGACTATTTAACAGAGATAAGCAAGTGCGAGAAGACTACTTCTAGCAATGGCAACGACTATCTTGCGTTAGAGGTCAAAGTATGTGGTGAAAAGTACAAAGGCTGGATTGCTAGAGACAATCTCAATCTTTGGTACAAAAATAGCGATGCTGAAAAGCAAGAAAAGGTTAGAGAGATAGCCTCTAGGAAATTCTCTACCTTGGTCAAAGCTTTAGGCAGAAAAGACAACCCGCCCGCTAATGGTGTCGATTTGGTTGGTAACAAAGTGATTTGTACTTTTGGCATTGAGAAAAGTAAAAATCCAGACTATCCTGATGATAAAAACAACATCAAGGGTTTTAAGCCGTTGGAAAAAATGTCGCCTAAACAAGCAGACGACACTCCAGCTTGGGTAACAGAAGGAACTTCTGAGGCCAAAGCTCCAGCTAAACCAAGCTTGTAATTGTTAGGCTTTGCTAGGAAGCCTTAAAGGTATTATCTCCCCCCATTTAGATAGTATGTACCTACCTAGCACTTTAATAGACAAGGGCTTTACGAGAAGTTATCCACTCTGCTTTAGTCCTGTAAAGTGTCTTGAGAGCGCAGGCATTGTCGAAAAGCGCTCTACCTTTTAATGAATGGTTAGACTAATATGATGGGTAGGATCTACTTCACTAACGTCTAGAATTTTTCCAAACGTGTAATCAGAACTTTCCTCCATAGAACGCAGCAAAGCAAACAGCTCTGCAACATCAGAGTTTCTGGCCTGCAATACAACCAAATGGATATTATTATTTGATTCATATACGCACAGGTATTGGGGAATGCTAGGAAATAACATACCTATTATCCTAGCATAATTTTTATTGATCGTTGACGTATAGAGCAATCATTGCATAGTGAATGATTTTAAGAAGCTCTTTTTTCTTATCGTCTTTTTTGCCATAGCGCATGGCGTACTTCATTATATTGCCAATACAAAAACCCTCGCCAAAACCAGCATCTACAATCATATCTGTTGCCTGGTACTTGCCCTTGGCATAGTGCTGATCGTAGGTGCTGTCTATATAATCTTTTAGCTCAGCAAGAGATACATCTTCTCTAAATTTATAAGCTGGCACGATTATAAAGTTAAGGTAACGATATTAGGCGAGTTATAAACAGATAGATGACCGCCCTCTGAGTGATTTTTGTACAGATCTAAAAAGCCTTCCATTTTTTCCCAGCCAAGATTCATTTGTTCTTCTGAGATAATAAATACTTTAGATGCGTATGGGTAGACCTTTTCTTGCGCTACAAAGACAAACTCATCTAACTTAAAACCAGCTTTTTCCATACCTCTGCGATACCAAGCGGCTTGCATGTCGTAGCCATATTTTTTAACTGAATAAGCAAACTCTACTGGATCACATGATTGGGTGGTCTTGTAGTCCACTACACATATGGCGTTGTCTGGGTATGGGCTTTGGACTGGCGGACAGATAACATCTGGTCGACACTTACAAAGAACCTCGCCTTCATACCAATAGAAGCTAGCCTCTGCTACCTTGCCTTCAGCGTTAAGGTAGATGTTGCCTTCTTCAATCATATGCTCTTTCATACCTTTGATTGCTGTCATTTCAGCTTCTTTAATAACTGTTAGGCCGCGCTCCTCATACTCTTTTTTCAGTTCTTTGTTGGCATTGGTATAAGGAGAACCCATAACAACTGCGACTGTTTGGTTGAAAGCTTCCTCACCCTCTACCAGTAAAGCGTGGGCCGCTGTACCAAAGTTCATTGCAGGAGTTGTCTCTTGGACTTTCTCCACCGCATGCAGTTGCGATTTGCCAAAGGCTCTAATCTTACTGCTACTAATACCAACACCCGCATGGTAAACAGGGTTAGGTATATCTGAGAACACCAGGGTGTCGCCCTTTTGCTCAGACTCAAACTCTTTTAGTTCTTCTATTATCATATTCATACTCCAAAATCATCGTTTGCACGACACTATCATTAAGCATTGGCTGAGGCCAATACCGCAACTTGTTGTATAAGTTTAGCATGTTGTCTTCAAAAGACAGTCGCTTGTTATACATAGGGTTTCCTATTGAATCCCAAAAATCTTCTATTTGTTCTAAGGTATCTCTACCACCGCCAACATATTTTAATTCTGCCTCTGTATAGTCATAAGGTATAAACATAAAATCTCCCGTCTCTTTCCTAAATGGATAACAACGTGTTGGCTTACCTATCTGCATAAATATGATTGACGATATTAGGGAACTTGCCCGAATAATCGACTTTAATTAAATCTGGTTTGTTAACTTCTGTTTGTCTAAACAAAGCTTCATCTACTGTAGAGGGTGGGGATCTTCGCAAGCTATCACCACTTACCATTTTGTTCCACCAAGCCACAGCTTTTTCTCTTGCATAGCCCGAATGTTCAAAGCAGATGTACTCACTAATAATCTTATTGGGTGTCTTGTAGCTGACCTTGAGCACAGGCAACGGCTTGCCTTGTTTCTGATGATTACCAAACCACATGTTGATAACCTTGGTATCGTAGCGTTCTTTCTTGGCTGTTTTAGAAATAATATCTAACTTAGATGCGACCAGCTCTAACTCTAGCTTACGCATAGGATAGACATAGCCACAATCTGGACAAGTCGTTACGGCTTTAGGCACATATGACTTACATTCTGGACAGCTCTTGACCAGGGCTTCACCTGTCTTTTTGCGCTTGCCTTTTTGGTTGGGCGCTATTTGATTGATTGGACCATGACGTTCAATATTCTTGGCAAAGTCTAGAATTAAACAATCTTTCTTACCCTCTGCTATACGCATGCCTCGACCCATCATTTGCACATATAAGCCTGGTGAATGTGTAGGCCTTAGCATTATAATTAAATCTGTATTTGGCGCATCAAAGCCTGTTGTCAAAACATCGCAATTAACCAAAGCTCTAATCTCTCCCTTCTTATAATCAGCTATTAACTTATCTCTTTGTAGTTGATTGGTATCTCCCGTCACCACTCGAGAGGCTATATTGTTAGCGTTCAAAATGCCGCTAACCATTTCTGCATGGTTAATACCAGCGCAGAATATAAGCCATTGTTTTCTGTTTGCGCCTTTAATTAAAACTTCTTGTATGGCTTTATTGGTTCTGCCGCTGTCGTTCATCTTGGCTTGTAAGTCCGTTTGAATAAACTCTCCCCCTCTCAAACCAATATCTTCTAACTCGTATTCAGTATCCATACACTTAGTTACCAGGGGTGATAAATAACCGTCATCAATCAAACGAATAAAGTTATCACCACTTCCAAAGTCTATTGCGACATCATCAAAAATAGATCCCTCACCTTCAGTTAACATGCCAGAGTTTAGTCTGTATGGAGTAGCGGTAAATCCAACCACGCGTAAGTTTGGGTTGCGTTCTTTAAGGGCGACAACGAGGGAGCGGTACATTCCCTCGCCGTCTTTTGGAACAAGATGCGCTTCATCAATAGCGAGGAGATCGAATAAGGGCAGTTGATCCACCTTGTTCCAAACTGATTGAAGCTGAGCATAGATAATATCGTTATCTGTATCCCTGCTTCCTAAACTGTTGCCATACAAACCTATATCTCCATAAGGCCAAGCATCTTGTAGCTTTTCGTAATTTTGAAAAAGTATTTCTTTAACGTGCGAAACAATTAAAGTTTTTTGTTTCTTTTGTTCATTCATATGCAGAACAAAGTCTGCAATTACATGAGACTTACCAGAGCCTGTTGGCATGACAACCAAAGGGTTGCCGTCTTCTATAGCAATATAGTTTTCCAACGCATCTAAAGCTTCTTGTTGGTAATCTCTTAACGGCATTTACTTCTTTTTCTTTTTAGGAAAAACTTTCTTTACAACTTTAGATAACTTGCCAGACTTCATAATTCGATCAAGCCTGTTAATTGTTTTAGCTTTTTTATTTTTCATCTTTATTTGCAAAATCAGTTTTAGTTTCTTTACCGCTTGCATATTTAATTTTTCTAAAATGTTCTCCAGCGCCTTTTTGATATTCATACCAAACTATTTTTTTATCATCTTCTTCGGCTTGAAGTTTCTTTCTTTGTTTCTCTACACTTTTTTTATACTGAGTCATTTTCTCTTGATCCCCCTGGTAATTGTTCAACGTCAAACCAACCGCACGGATAATTTACACCTCTCATTTGCCTTGACCTCGATATTTTTTACGCGTCTTACGTTTGTTAGTTCCAGCGCCTCGGCTAAGCCTTGAGTCGCCAATAGATGTTTTCTTTTTAATACTTTGTATTTTTTCTTTAATCCAAGTTTTTGCCATCGTCTTTTTCCTCTAGTTGTTTATAAAATTCTGCAACTGCCATTATCTCCTGCCAAGTGCCGTCGCTTTTAATACAGTTGGCCCGATGAGAAACAACAAGAATGTTGCCTACAACATAACCTTTGTTGTTATCTATTCGTTCTAAAGTTGGAGAGTTGTATCTATCTTTGTATCCATGTATAAGTTCAATTCTCAAAACAGGACATTTAAAATCTTGCGGCCATACGTCCCAAATATCTTGAGCCTTAAGAGTGCAAGGAGGCCAACCTCGATCTAAAGTTCTGCGCCTCGCTCCAGATAACATTTTATGCGCCCAGTACAAAGGTTTGTTTCTTTTGTTTTCGTTATAGCAAGATCGACATTCCCACCTAAAAGGCGGAGCTTTCTTTAGTTTTCTATTGGGAAAATTAACTGAGTTCAATTCTTTTGTTTCCTTGCATATAGGACATTTTCTCACTTTGAGTCAATAGCTTTTAAATATAGCTCTTGCCAAAATTTAACTTGATGTCTTAAGTCGTTGTTTTCTTCTGCTAGTTTTTCTAAATCTATTTGATTGTTATCGCCTGGAATACAAATGCTAAAAAATATTTTGTTCCTATCAACCTCTTGTTCAAACTTATCTCTTAATAAATCTGGTAAACCTTCAGCGTTTGGATCTACACCATCAACATAAAATGTAGCTCCTACTAAAACCTCTCGCTCTTTCTTTAGCTCTTTCATAAATGTTTATTCATCAACCAAATAAAATAAAGCAAGCCACCTACAAGGTAAGTGGCTATCACCCCTAAGATCCAAAGAAGAAACTCAAGCATCGCTTTTAAAAATGTATGCTTGTTTTTTTATTTCTTCGTTTGCATTTTTCCAAATATGAATAAACTCTGGAGCAGCGGGTGAATGCTCAACATAAACAGTTACGTCTCCAACTGTTATATAGGCAGACTCGTCAGATCTTTTATCTATCTTAATAGTCATTTGGATGCCTCCTTATAAGCATGCTCAAATAAAGCTGGGTGATGTTGACGAATGTACTCAACAAACTTGCTCAACCTTTCGGTTGATTGCATGTCATCTTCTACATCCGCAGTATGCTTGGGAGCTGGCAATCCTGGTTGTAAAGCTTTCATACCTTCCCTTATAAAATCTATTTCTGTCATTGACATAATCTTCTCCTAATTAATTATTTCACTAATAGTATAAAATTTAAGTTGCTTTGTAAACACCTTTTGATATACTAAGGGTATATTTATTTTGGAGAGCATAAATGACGATAGATAAAAAAATGTCAGATTACATGGACCACACCAGAGATTACTTACAACAACTGGTATGCCAGATCATTAAAGTTTATTTGCAATCAGGCGGGGTGGAGACAACTAACTCGGATGCAAACTTGCAGCAGATAGAAAACGACAGAAATCGTTTGGTTGATATGGTTAACAATCTAGCTGAAGTCGAGAAAAGAAAAGTTAAAACGCATTAACATGGTTGAGTACCAAGGCAAAAAAGTTACAGTTAGAACCAAAGTCAAACATGAATTGTCTGACGTGGTTATTGCTTGGGTCAATCAAGTTGTTAAAAATCCAGAGGATGTCATTGTTGATTGGAGTCAGATGACAGCAAAGGAACAAGAAGAGTTTGAAAGACAGGCTTTCTTGCTAGAGGGTAAACTCCACAAAGTTATCGGCGTGGCGTTTGCAGAAATAATTAGTAGTAGTAACTACACTAAAAAGATATAGGAGGAGATATGAGTAAGACAGGAGATTTACTTATCGATATTCAAGCAGATGCTCAGATAGTCGTAGGTGATTGCGATAACTTTCAAGAGTTTTGCGATCGCATGTATGACATCAATTATCTGTATTCACCAGGAATGATTAGACAGACCTGGGATGATTACAAAGAAGAGTGCCGTTGGAAATACGGCAACGGCTAATCGCGAACAGGCAATCATTCGGCTTGTATAAACAATAGAAGTGCAGTTGCGACGAGGTTTATTCATCCTCGTCTCCAGGGACTTTGAGGTGTAGTCTTGCAACGATACACACCTCACCTTTATTGGAGATAATATGTTAAAAGCAGACGGATTCGACGAAGCCATTATTGGTATGGCTGACGATATAGCAACAGGCGGCCACAGATTAATTTACGACGCCAATAAATGTATCGATATTCTTATTAAAGATCACGACATGAGCGAGCTAGAAGCCATAGAATATTTTGATTACAACGTCTCTGGATCTTACGTTGGGGACACTACTCCCATCTGGCTATACCCATATGAAGAATAATAAGATAAACTTTAGGTATGAAGATAGTAGAAATGAAGAAAGGCCCACCAACCATCGAAGAAGGTCGACGCAGACTCGATACACTCTTTGAAGATTTTATTTCCAGAGGAGCTGACGCAGAGTTTGTTGCCTTACTTATCTTTACTTACGGCGTAACCGAAACTCTCAATTACGCGCAATCGGTCGAAGAAGGCGTTAGAAAAATTGACGACATCCTCAACGCAGAGTTTGGTTTAGAAAAAGAAATTATCTTTACCCCCGAGTTCCTAACAGAAGAAAAAGATCCCGAATAGTTTTGTCAGAAAACTTTGACAAAAGTACCCCCTTTTGGGTCGAATCACGCGCGATTTGGCTTAGTTTTGTCAGAGTGTCAGAAGTCTCTGACAGCTGTAAAGGTGATAGTAGTAGGGTTTAGGCGTTTTGTCATATTGTCAGGACACCCCTTAAATAACCCTTATATTCCCCTCATAATTGTAAAATATAAGGGGGGGTAAGGAAAAGTATGACAAAAGTATATATATAGGTATATATATAATAATATATATATAATTATTTATTGTATTAGTAGTAGTTTCAGAGCATCTGATAGTTTTGTCAGAGTTTTGTCAAGAGCTCTGACAAAAGTAGGAGAAGATATGTATAAATTAGTTAAGAAATGTCGGGAAGTTTTACCGCCAGAAGTTATCGATTTGCTAGAAAGACCAGATGTAGTAGAATTAGTTAGGTATTTTAACGGAACGCTAATTAGCTATAAGGTGAGAGATGAGCAAGGACGAATCGAGGATCAGACAGAAAGTGAAGGTTGAGCCTACACTTGCAGATGCAGAAGATATGCCAGTTGAGTATATGAATCATAACGAAAAAAATCTAACCAAGCGTCAGCGTTTGTTAGTTTGGAATGCAGTCAACGATCCTACGCTGACTTTTGCGGAAGCTGCAAAGAAGGCAGGTTTTAAGAATCCAAAGGTTGTTAGCAGATACATGGGGCCTAACGGCAAATATCAGCATGTGTATCGAGAGTATGAAAGATTGATGGCGGAAGCGAAAAAGAAATTTGAGCTTACGCATGAGGGCGCAGTTGAGGATTTGTATAAGCTTAGAGATGATGCCTGGAGTGCAGGTAATTTTACAGCGGCGATTAACGCGCAGAATTTACTTTTAAAAGTCGGGGGCCTTATTGTTGATCGTCGGGAAGTATTGCATGGGAAGGTAGATCAAATGAGTCGGGGCGAGGTAGAAAGAAGGCTAGCAGATCTGTTAGGTAAGCAGGCTATAGAACATAAGTCGGGAATCGAAATTGAGGATTTGTCGGGATCGGGGGAAATAGAAGTCGGGGAAATTGTTGAAGAAACCATTGTCAAGAAATCTAAGAAGGCCAGACCTATACCAGAGGAAGCAAAAGACGAGGACGAGGATTAGTCCTCATCTTCGGTTATCATTATATATAAAATTGTCGCAATCATTAGTATAGTCGTAAGCTCAACAATTACTTCTAAAAAATTACTCATCTTCGTTCTCCTTTTTAAATTGTTCCATACGTTCTGCTAGCTCGTAATCGGACTCATCTTCCAGATTTAAACTGTTTAAAAACTTATCAAATAAATCATTCATCTTCGTTCTCCTCTAGGTCGTCAATATCTAATCCTTCTGCTAGATACTCGCAATTTGTTTCTGCTCTATAGGTAATTACTTTTCCATTCTCATCTTTGAGTTCGTTGCCGTCATCATCACATCTATAAAAAAGTAAATCCCATACTGCAATATTGTTGTAATCTGGTTTACTCATCTTCGGTATCCTGTAATTTTTTGTAAGTTATTTGAGCGTCTGGATAAAAATATTCGTCATCTGGCATACAAGTCATAGTTCCCTCGGCATAACTACAGTCAAAACAATATGACATATCTAAGTTTTTATTTGGTCGGGGTTTATTGAAATTAATATTTGCATTACCGCAAGACGCACAAACAGATATGCCGTCCTCTACAATTTCTTGATATGAATAATTACTCATCTTCGTTCTCCGAAAACATTTGATCTCGTTCTTCTTCAGTAGAGAACCATTCAATATCTAGTTCTTCTTCTAAATAAGTATCGTCAGCATTAAACAGAGCAATACCAAAGGGCATACCCTCGTTGTCTTTCCATACTTTTTTTGGATAGCCCATTCTTTTATAATAGGTATCTAGTCCTTCCTCTTGCCAATTTATTTTTACTTCTTTAACTTTCATCTTCGCTCTCCTTTAAATCTGGATTAGTTCCACAATCGCAATTTGTAACTACTTCTTGAATCATATCTGCTAACCAAAATACAGAGCAGTTATCATTATCTTTATTGGCTTTAATTATCGTTTCTATATTCTCAATCATTTCTGCTTTATTCATCTTCGGTCTCCTTTAAACTTTTTGAATGTTGTTGCCAATAAGAAATAAATTGATCTATTCTTTCAATATGATTTTCTACATCACCTCTATTTTCATAGTAAATTTTATTTTCTATAAGATTTTTAATATTTTCAAAAGAATTATCTATTTCTTTTAAGTCATCTTGTAAAAATCCCACTAGTCTATTACTCATTTTCGTTCTCCTGAATTTCATTGACTTCAACAATTTCTTCATCTTCATAACCATAATCAAGTCCGCTGCCTGTTAAGACTTCTTTGTTAGGATCGTAGTTTTTCTCCTCAACTAAATCAAAAGCCTGTTCTTCGGTTTCAGCTTGAACAGTTATTTCTGAATAGCCTGTCCACTTCGTAATTACTTTAAATGTTTTCATCTTCGGTCTCCTCTATCGGGTTATCTGCATAAAACTTTTCTTCACATTCAGCACAGCAATAGCCATTTTCTTCTTGTCCTGTATCTAGATTTTCCAATCCAAAGACTGGGTATCTGTTAACAAACCTACCACTTCCAAACGAGGTGTCTTGTCTACAATGGACACATAGGTCGCCGATATCCATTAAGTTCTCTCCTCTTGCTCTAAGTCTTTGAGAATGTATTTGGCTTCTTCTTCTACATAATCCCTGCCTATAAATCCAAAACAAGACTCTAGATGATCTTGGGAATCAAGTAATAAAGTGTCATATTTGTCCCTTGCATAAATAATGTAGCCATAACATTCCCCGTTAAGGTATAGGGAATATTCTTTGATTTCATACTCAAGAACCTTGGTAGCAGTTTCAATATCAAGATTTCCGTATTCTTTGATAATATCTTCGTAAGAAACAAAGATATAACCTATTTGACCACTATCCCATTTGCAAGAAAATGCATTTGTTGAAAGTGATATTTGGGAATGCTCATACATATATACGGGCAAGGCTAAGACATCATCTTGCTCTACATAAGATATTAATTCTTCTTTATCCCAATTGTCGTTGTCGGATAAATCATACCGAGAATGAAATGCTATTAGCGTTCCTAAACTACTGTAATCTTTTCTAGGGTTATAGCAGTCCTCGTCATTGATAATTTCTGCAACATAGTTCTTGGTTTTTATTGTTTCTATTACTTCGCACATATTAAGTTCTCTCCCATTCTTGATAATCTCTATCGTAAACTTCTATAACATAATCATTCCAATCTGATCTATCTGGAACTTGCTCTTGCATTATTTTTTGAGAATCGTCGTAAAACTTTTCTTGAGCATCTTCAAAATCCTCAACATCTTTCATTTCTATTTGGTAATAGAATTTCTCAACAACATATAATTTTATTTTCATAAGTACCTCTGGATTATTTCTAAATGTTCTGGGGTTATTTCTTTAACTGAATCAATCCAAACTAAAGATGTATCATTATTCCAATATTTGTAATCATGTTTCGGGTCATCTTTGTCAAACAAATCATCATCTGTAAATTCAGTCCCGCAAAATTCAGATAGCAAATCTGCATCTGTTATTTTTCCGTCCTCGTATTGTTTTGAGGTGTAATTTTGGTAATAACTCCACTCTGTATATATGTTTTCCCCGTCTTGGGTATTGACTGTAAAAATAATCATTTGGCCTTCTCCTCAACGATATAAAAAATTTGGTATTTATCAGTTTCGGAAAAAGGAACAAACTCATCTTTTTCTTCACACCAATCACCAAAAGGAACACCTTTGTCTTTACTTACAAATTCATAGCGTCCGTTATAATAAGATTCGTTTAACTTAGGTTTTATTTCTTCCCAATTATTAATATGTTCGATATATATAAAATCTCCCATAATACTAATCGCAAAATCTTCAATAGAATTTTCTCCTTTTAAAGCATCTACTAATTCACTTGCTGAATATTCTTGAACTATCCAATCAACAAAATGATAATTTAATTTTACTGTTATTGTTTTTTTAGGTTTCATTAGATCAATCCCAATCTGAATTTGTTGTACTCATCTTCCCATTCATTGGTTAACTTGCTTACATCAAAGTATTTGTCCAGACTTGTTGTCCAATCGGTAAAACAATCTAGGTGTTCGTTGCCCCCGTAATTTGTCCACATAATCCACATATGACCAGAGTAGTATTCGTCGGGGAACTCTTGGATAAGATCATCTTCACTACATTTTTTAAAATGTTCCTCATACTCTGAAAAACAATTTTCTAAAGCATTGAATCTGATTTCTTTTATAAGTTCGGCATGAGTTTTTACTTGGCTCTCGGGGATAATTTGGATATTACCAAGGCGTTCGTCTAACTCGAAAGCCTGCATAGTTTCGGCTAAAGCTTTGAAGTCATACCCCCAAGGCTCAATCATATCTTCGCATCCATTGTTCCAGAGATCATAAGCATTGGCTCGATACATGAGTTTATTTTTTTCGCACTCGTCTAAGATTGTTCTAAGTAATGATTTCATTTTTTACCTCGTTAATTGAAATTTTGTAAGTCGTTGGGCGTCCAGCTTTCTCAACAACTAAACTAATCGTCGGGTTGTCGGGTTTTGTATCTAGCCAATGGTCGTATCTAAGATCACCAGCAAAATTGAAATGATCGGGGTACTTGTCATTTTTCATTAGAGTGTCAAAAATTTGCTCTATTATTTTTTGTTCAATATTCATTTTTATTTCAGTCTCCAAGCTGGTAATAAATTTGTTATTTATTAATAGTATAGAAATAATTAATTATTGTCTACTATTTGTAGAAAATATATGTATAATGAACTTACCCGATAGGGCATTTATAGGAAAATAAAATATGAATAATAGTATGACTTTAGATCAAGCCAAATCAAAAGTGCTTGAAATGAATAATCAAACTTTGCAGAATTTTGTTGATGAGCGAAAAGGAAACAATAGCGAATTATCAAATTTTGCAAGGAATGAATTAGCCGATAGGAATAATTTAAACGCTTGGCAAGACGGCAGATTAGTTAATACTGACGCTATTAATAAATTATCCCTTGGCGATCTTGAAAGAGTAGCTAAAATTTTAGATAAGGTGAAATAATGAGCCTTAAAGATATAAATTTAAATACTTACTTTGGCGATAATATAACCATTGATAATGCCACTCATATTACTATTGAACATGATAAGGCAATAACCAATAATCCAGAATATCAAAGTTCCGATTGCGATACAGTCAATATAACAATTCATTGTTCCGATATGCCAAGCAGACATAAAGGTTTAGAAGATCATATGGAATTTAAAAAATATATCACTCTTACTGTTAAAGGGTGGAAAGATAAATTGTTATTTGTTGATGATGTTAAATTTAATGACCTTAATTTAGAGGGGGTGGAAAGTGAGTAGAACTAACGAAATTATTTATGAAATGTTAACCGAGTCTACTGGCAAAAATATGCTGGATAGTGGACAAGACGACGGACGCCACTGGCAAATAAATCAAAAGAAATCCTTAAAAGATTTTGAGAATGAGCCACGCCTAATATTGTTAGATCAAGATAGCAATTATCCATATTATGAAAAATCTACTTTTCACCATTTGGCAGATTCTTGCATTTACTTGCCGAATGAAAATGCAGACCTTGTTGAGTGGATAGAACAAGATCAATACCACTGGGCAGATAATCCCGAGGGCAGATCACTTAATTGTATGTCTGATATTGAGGAGTATATGTCCGAGAGATATAACTTAGATACTCATATTATAAATACCTATAATGGTGAATCTAGCTTAACTCAAACGCTACAATTTATAACTTTGGGTGATACTTACGATTCAAATATTATTGCCCTATCCGTCCATAATGGGGCAGATGTTAGGGGTGGTTATACCGATTATAAAATATTCGAGATAGAAACCGATTTGTTTTATAGCTGGTATGAGGAGTATGACGAGGACAACCACTTTGATTTAATTGCCAATATTTAAAACTATCTCCAATAGTTTAAGGGGTCATTTTTGACCCCTTTTTTTGTACCTAGCGTCAACGCTTGTATGTATGCCTATTCTATAGGCTAGGATATATAGATTAAAAAATAGCATTTCCCTTGTTCCTCGGCTTTCCCTTTTAAAAGTTTCGGGTTTCCCCTTGTATTTGTTCGGGTTCGGGCTTGGGCTTAGCCTTGACGCTCTAAGGCGGTTCGGGTTCGGGCTAGGGTTTCGGGTTCGGGTTCGGGTTTTGCTTAAAAATGCTGGGCTATATAGGGTAGGTCATACATATATATATACATATATAAATAAATTTTTTTTGCTGGCCGCCGCTGGCTCAGCTGGGAGATCCGCAGATCCCCTTAATATAAGACCGCCGCTTGCGATAGATCCGCAGCTAATTAGATTTTACAATTTGTCTCTTATTTGAGATAATTCTACCAAGGCGGACACTTTTGCGAGCCTGTAAATTGGAGAAAGTAATGGATAAATTAAACCAACTTTTTGAGCCCTCAAGACGAGTGGGCTCTAATAAAAAATATCGTCATATCGTTAAGGATCAAATGATCCAAGGCGACGAAATGGAAGTGAACGGCGTTCGCCGTAGCTTTTGGTCTAACCCTAACGGCACTCATTCCTGCCATATGTGGAATGTGTCGCAAGGCAAAGTGATCGACCAAGTAACAGTCGATAGTTTAGAAGGCGAGGATCTGCAAGCGTTTCAGCTGCGAACTCAAGACATTCTATGGGGGGTGTAATATGAGCTTTACTGTAGACTTTAGTAATATCCGCGAGACGGATAAGGAAAGCCGAGAAAATCTCAACGGCCTTCAGTATTGGATAGGCAGCTATATGATGGCGATTGGTATGGATGAGATAACTGAAAAGAACTATCTCGAAGTCTATGCGAGACTGCGAATGCAGGACACTTCTATATTAGCCCTTGGCAACGACGGAGACGGTGAGCCTTGGATGGATATAGATATGTTGCAGCGATTAATAGGGGCGAAGTTTAGCGGTCGTCATATTATTGTTGAGAGCCGAGCCAAGTTTTCTACTAGGATGCTGAGAAATACTATCAAGGCAGCTGAAAAAAAAGTGGCTAAAGAATCTAAAGAGGTGGCTTAAATGTATACCGCAGACAGAACCGATCTACTGGACGCACTAGCGTCCAGTATGAGGGATTGTATTGAGACTGAGATCTCATCTACTGACTTCACCTTAGAGGAATACTTCCGCTGTTCTCTGATTGATAGGGGCGTTGCTTCGACTAGATCTGAAATGATTGCTCGCAGAATGGCAGAGGGCAACCTCGAAGGCTTGGCGTATCACGTCGCCAGCTGCGATCCTCATTATCTAAGGAAGCTGATTCAAGCTGAGCCTAGATTGATTCATATGCTTTTGCAGAACAATAAGATGTCAGATCTAGATGTGAAGATCGTCGAGGATGAGGTGTTGAAATGAGCGTATCAAGAAAAGACTTCAACGCTATCGCCAAAGTGATCGACAGCTCGCGCCGAGGATATGGCGGTCAAGATGTTCTCGACACTCGAGCTGTACTTGCTGGGCTGGTTGAATACTTTGGATCTGAGAACTGGAACTTCGACGCTGAGATCTTCTTGGCTTGCTGCGGGGGATCGGTAGGCGATAGGCATATGGATCTCTTGGAAGAAGAAGCCGATCAAATGATGAGCGGAGATCTAGGCTAAACAAATAACTGGGGGACTGGGGGCGCAAGCCCCCTTTTTTTTGCCCGCAGATCGGGATCGGGTTTGATTACGAGTTATTAGCTTTTTGCAGCTGCGCAGCCGCTAACTATTCGTAATATCTAGGCCTAGAATTACAGGCCCTACTGGATCTTCTTGGCCCAAATAATTGTCGCCCAGGCCGCATTCCTACAGTCCAGGCCGAGCGTTAGATCCACCTGGAAGAAAAGTGGCCGCAGCAAATCGCTGTATCCCTTGCTATCAGCGGGTTTCAGAGGACCTTGTTGGCCATTTTAGGGACTCTATCGAGCTCGAAAAGGCCAAGATCGAGGCCAAAACGGAATTGGGCCACACCCCATATTGTATATTGGGACTCCTCAGCGCAGTAAAGAGGACAATAAAACACATACTCAAACTCTCATATCTAAAGATTGCCTTTTTTATATCCGTCATATATCATTCGTATGCAGGTGAGGTATTTTTGCACTTCGTTCAATCTATCTTCTCCAAGATCTTTACTTTGCCTGCACCTAAAAAAATTTTTTCCAGCCAAAAAAAATCCTCAGACAAAAAAGTTATCCACACTTTTTCCCCAGATCAAAACCAAATAAACAAAAGGGTACCCATACCCCCCAAAATTTTTCTATACTTTTTAAACTTTTGGATGTTAGAATAAGTCAACCGAGGAAACGATATGGGATTTTTAAGTAAGATAAGAAACAAAATGCGTAAGAGAGTATCTAGGATGCCAAGACGTCCAGGTATGATAGGAGACATGCGCTTTAGAGGCGAGATGCCAAGACGCGGAGGTTTTGGAAATTTACGCAATCTCATCCGCAGGTTAAAAGAACAACGCGATATGGGTATGCCAAGAATGCCAAGTATGGATTTTGGGGATCAAATCGGTTATAAGAGGCCAAATAAAAACCTTGATGCGATTGCTTTTGACAATCCCTCTTTTAGAATGATTGGGACACCTCAACCTATACCAAGAGCAGAAAGAATGCCAGTCAGTAACGCACCTTCTTTCAACCCAACCATCTTTGGTCAACCTATCGGCGATATGGATTTCAGCAACATGCCTGACTTTTCTCAAATGGATTTAACAAACTTACAAGTTCCAACTGATATGCCGATGACTCAAGATCTTCCAGAAGTTGCACCTGTTGGAATGATGGCGGGCAGAACTTTACAACAAGACTTTCCAGCTGAGCCACGTATGATGATGCAAGCAGGTGACGAAGTTTCACCCGAGCAAGAATTATTTAGCTTGCAATCTCAACTTGAAAACTTACAAAAACAATTAGAAATGGATAGATCTTATAACGATCTTCAAACTATTGTTGAGACATCTGCTGAAATAAATGCTATACAAAAAAGAATGGCAGAGATACAAATGGAAATGGCGCGACAAAAAATGATTGACGAAAATCCTTATAATCTTCCTTTTGATCCTGACGCAAAAGCAGCAAGAGAAAAAATTGAAGAAGAAAGACGTCCTGCTTTAGAAGAAGAGTACAGAAGCAATCCTTACAACTATCCATTTAATAAAATTTCTATAGAAGAAAGAAAAAGACTTAGACCCCAACTAGCAGGCGGCGGCGACTTCCCCGACCTAACAGGCGATGGTAAGGTTACTCAAGCAGATATATTAAAGGGACGAGGAGTTCAACTTAAAGCCGAGGGAGGCGAAATGATGACTCAAGAAAATGAAATAGATGCCATGTTAGGCGGTATGGATTCTGAAGAATCTGGAGCTATGGAAGACCTAGAGCAGATGGCTCCAGAAATGGAGATGATCGATCAGCTTGTAACAATGGTTGTTCAAATGATTCAGCAAGGCGCAAGTGAAGAAGAGGTAATGATGTTCCTTAGAGAGCAAGGGCTCGACGATGAAGATATTGGTACTGTCCTTCAACTTGTAGCTGAGATGGCAGAAGCCGAAGCGATGCCTCAAGACGGTATCGGAGCAGAACTAGAACAGCTAGCTTAGCAATGGGAAAGTTTTCTAAAGGTCCGTCAAGACCTTCAAGATCAACTGAATACAGAAAAAGACTTGCAGAATTAGAAAATTTTATTAGAAAAAATAGGCTAGTATCAAAAGAAGCTCAAATGAGCTCGATGAGTGGTGAGGGTTATACAGACCCTAGATTTTTTAAAACTACAGGCAACCCCCTAATTGACAAATATGGCATGCGCCCTTTTCCAGCAGAAGGCAGCGGTCAAATATTGTCAACAACAGAATTAGGAATGGGTGGAAAAAAAGAACTGTTTAATATAGAAAATCCTGGAAGATATAGAGCAAGCGAAGATGGTTTAGGATCTATTGTTTATAAAGACATATCAGATATATATGAAGGTACAGGTTTAACTCCGCATACTCCAGAAAGCACTCAAAAACATGAATTTGTTCATAGATCAGCTGATAAAAGCGGTTGGATAAGAAGTTTTTACAACAGTCCTTATTTGAAAAAAAAGGCTAAATCATTATCAGGCGAAAGAGGCAGAATATTAACGCCTTTAATAAATGAAGCCGTTGCACATTCTTACGAATATGATGCAGATGATTATTCAAAAAACAAAGAATTAAAAGAAGAGATAAGGTTTAGAGCTTCTAGGTTTAATTTAAAAAATCCAGAAAAAATAGCAGATGAAGTATTTAATAATATAAAAGATTTAAGAGATGATTTTGAAAAATATTTAGAAGAGGTTAACGTGGAATATTTGCCAAACAATCGTATCAGCTATACAACTACAAGAACCAATAAAGCAACAGGCGACGAGGTAAGCTACTTGCAATCAGCGCTTGACATGCTTACCCAATCAGCACCTGTAACTGAGGCTCCCCCAAGCACTTTCGATTTAGGTACTATCGAACCATTCAATCCAATAATGGAAAGATACAAACCTAATCCGCTGGATGAGTTTGCGATGATGATGGCTGATCCAACCAAAAAATTAAAAGTTATTTCTACTCCAGTTAAAATGCAACTCAAGCCTTTGTTTGCTAAAAGAAATAAATTTAAACAATTAATAGATAAACAAAAATTTAATTACGAGCGCGGTCAAGACTTAGCATCTAAGACCGATCCCGACGCTATTGACCAAGGCACTTATATGATGAACGCTGCGATTAAAAGCGGTAAAAGATTTCAGCAACAGCTGAATGATATAGAAGAAAAAATTAGAAAAATATACCAAAGTAAATAAATGGATTTTTCCAAACTTACAGAGGCTGAACTCAAAGAAGCCCTGCTGCTTTTAGAAAAGCAAGACGGTTACTCAACGCAAGATGAGTGTCAAGAATCTTTTTTGAGTTACGTCAATCACATGTGGCCAGAGTTTGTCTGCGGTCGCCATCATCAGATATTCGCCGAAAAGCTAGAGCAAGTTGCTCGAGGTGAAATCAATCGTTTGATCGTTAACATGCCGCCTCGACATACCAAGAGTGAGTTCGCTTCGACCTTCTTTCCGTCTTGGGTGATGGGACTCAAACCTAAAATGAAGATAATGGAGACGACCCATACGGGTGAGCTCGCCGTTAGGTTCGGTCGTAAGGTGCGTAACTTGATGGATCAAAAAGAATACAAACAAGTTTTTCCCGACGTCAGTTTGCAGGCTGATAACAAATCAGCAGGACGTTGGGAGACTAATAAAGGTGGCGAGTATTTTGCAGCGGGTGTGGGTGGTGCTGTAACTGGGCGGGGTGCGGATCTGTTAATCATCGACGATCCGCATTCTGAACAGGATGCACTTTCGCCAAATGCGTTAGAGTCTGCCTACGAGTGGTACACCTCTGGACCTCGCCAGCGTTTGCAACCTAAAGGTGCAATTGTAATAGTGATGACGCGCTGGTCTTCGATTGACTTGACAGCCAAGTTGCTAGAAGCGCAGAAAGAACCTTTGGCTGACCAATGGGAAGTAATAGAGTTCCCTGCTATTTTCCCAGATACTGAAAAGCCTCTTTGGCCTGAGTATTGGGCGTTGGATGAATTACTTAAAGTTAAGGCATCTTTGCCAGGTGGTAAATGGAATGCTCAATGGATGCAAACGCCGACTGCTGAAGAGGGTTCGATTATCAAACGCGATTGGTGGCAAAGATGGAAACATGATTCTTTACCCTCTGTTCAATATATTATGCAGTCTTACGATACGGCGTTTTCTAAAAAAGAAACGGCTGACTTTTCAGCCATCTCAACTTGGGGTGTATTTAGACCCAGCGAAGATTCGCCCGATTGCGTCATGTTATTGGATTGTCAAAAAGGCAGGTGGGACTTTCCAGAACTCAAAGAAATAGCGATGCGAGAGTATCAATACTGGGAAACCGATATGGTGTTAATTGAAGCCAAGGCAAGTGGTACGCCACTCACCCATGAACTTAGAAGAATGGGCATACCTGTGGTAAATTATTCGCCGACCAGAGGCCATGATAAAACAACCAGAATGCACTCGGTTGCTCCCATCTTTGAATCTGGTATGGTGTATGCTCCGAACATGGCATTTGCCGAAGATATGATTGAAGAATGTGCATCATTTCCGTTTGGAGCTCACGATGATTTGTGTGATACTATGACTCAAGCGTTGATGCGATTCCGCGAAGGCGGTTTTGTAAACTTAGATAGTGATTACGAGGACGAAGAACGCGAACCTAGACAGAGAGTTTATTACTGATGGCAATAGAAAGACAAACACCCGATCCTGCTCAAGAAGTAGAAGACATGCAAGATATGACAACTGAACGGTCAACCGAAGATATTGATAATGAAATTATTGAAATCTTAGAGGGTTTGGACGAAGAAGGGGTTCAGTATCAAGAGGACGGTTCAGTTATTTTGGGTGGCGAAGAAGAAATGGAAGACGTTGGCTTTAGCGAAAACTTAGCCGAAGTTGTTTCTGATTCTGAGCTCGATAAAATTTATATTGAATTAACTACTGCGGTTGAAAACGATAAATCAGCCAGAGAAGATTGGGAAAAAACTTATACCGATGGCTTAAAATATTTAGGTATGAAATTTGATGATGCTAGGTCTGAGCCTTTTGAGGGCGCAAGTGGCGTTATTCATCCGTTGCTTGGAGAATCTGTAACTCAATTCCAAGCGCAGGCTTATAAAGAATTGCTTCCAGCTCAAGGGCCAGTCAAAACTCAAGTTGTTGGTGAATACAATTCAGCAATAGAAGAACAGGCTCAACGTGTGCGTGAGTTTATGAACTATCAAATAACTCACGTGATGGAGGAGTACGACGAAGACCTAGATCAAATGTTGTTTTATTTGCCGTTAGCAGGTTCTGCTTTTAAGAAGGTTTATTATGATGAAACTTTGCAAAGAGCTGTTTCTAAATTTGTTGCACCCGAAGATTTAATTGTTCCTTACTACGCAACCGATTTAGAATCTTGCCCAAGAATTACTCACGTAATTAAGATGCCAGAAAATGAAGTTAAAAAACTTCAAGCAATTGGTTTTTACAGAAACGTTAAAGTAGAGGGTGGCGACGATTTAACCAATAGTTCTAGCGTAGATTCTGAAAAAGATAAATTAAGTGGCGTTGAGCCATCTTACGATACAGGCGAAGTTTGTCATTTGTATGAAATTCATTGTAATTTAGATCTTGAAGGGTTTGAAGATACCGATGAAAATGGCGAGTTTACAGAGGTTAAGTTGCCATATATTGTAACGATTGATAATAACAGCGAAAACATTTTATCTATTCGCAGGAACTTTGAAGAAGAAGATCCGATGAAAAATAAAATTGAATTTTTCGTACACTTTAAATTCTTGCCAGGTTTAGGATTTTATGGCTTTGGTTTAACTCATATGATTGGTGGTTTATCCAAAGCCTCAACGTCAATTGTTAGACAATTAATTGATGCTGGGACTTTGGCTAACTTGCCAGCTGGTTTTAAAACCAGAGGTATAAGAATTAGAGATGAAGATTCTCCAATTCAACCAGGAGAGTTTAGAGACGTGGATGCACCCGCAGGATCTTTACGAGATGCGATTCAACCTTTGCCATTTAAAGAACCAAGCCAAACTTTGCTATCCTTGTTAGGTCTATTGGTTCAAAGCGGCCAAAGATTTGCCTCTATTGCAGAAATTAATATAGGCGAAGGTAACTCGCAAGCACCTGTAGGAACTACGATTGCTTTGTTGGAAAAATCAACCAAAGTTTTATCTGCAATTCATAAACGATTGCATGCAGGTCAAAAGAAAGAATTTAATTTATTGGCTAAAATCTTTGCAAAAAGTTTACCGCCTGTTTATCCATATTCCGTTTCTGGCGGTCAAATGGAAATTAAGCAAGCTGACTTTGACGAAAGGGTAGATGTATTTCCTGTTTCTAATCCAGATATATTTTCTACCAGCCAAAGAATTGTAATGGCTCAAGAAATGATGCAGTTGGTTCAATCCAATCCGCAAATTCATGGACCAAATGGTATTCATGAAGCTTATCGCAGGATGTATGCTGCGTTAGGAACTGACAATATTGATTCTTTATTAACCCCACCACCAGACACTCAACCCAAACCAATTGAATCTGGAATGGAAAACAGCACCTTGTTAATGGGCGGAACAGCGCAAGCATTTATTCAACAAAACCATGATGCACATATTGCATCTCACGTTAACTTGTTGAACATGCAGCCAGTTCAAATGAACGCTCAGATTCAAGCCAACATACATTCGCATATCATGCAGCATTTACAAATGAAAGCTGATATGATCGCGCAACAACAGATGCCGCCCGAGGCCATGCAACAATATCAACAATTGCAGCAACAAGCCCAACAATCCACACCTGTTGACGCGGCGGCGCTTAATCAACAAGCCAACGATATATTGGCTCAATTTAGCTCGCCTATAATGACGGACCTAATGACTCAGTTTGCTCAACAAGTGGCAACTCCGCCGCAAGAAGATCCGTTGGTTGCAATTAGAAAACAAGAGCTAGCACTCAAAGGTCAAGAGTTGCAACAAGACAAAGAACAGTTTCAAATGAAAGAAGAAATGCGCGCTCAAGAACAAAATCGACAAGATCAAATAGATCGAGAACGTATTGACGCTCAGCGAGATATTGCTAGAATGAAAGACGAAACAACTCAAGATAGACTTGACCAACAAAAAGAACTAAAATTAATTGATATTGGATTAAAACAGTTCGATCAATTTGGATAAAAAAATGGCTAAAAATATTAAAGTAACAAAAAACAAACTTTCATATGGCAACAAAGGATCTGTTCCGTCTAAATCAAAGACAGGAACTTTTTCAGCAGATGCTAGCTCTAAACCTGGAATGGGTAAGGGCAAAGCTCGAGGTATGGGAGCAGCCGAGTTCGGCGGTAAGTTTTCTGGCATTTATTAATGTCAACCATTTGGGTAGCTGACCAATTACAAAAGCGGCTAAAGGAGAAGAAAGAAGACACCCAGAGTCAGATACTCAATGGGGTGCAATCTTTTGAAGATTATCAATATCTACGTGGGCGTTACAATTCCCTCGTTGACGTAGAAGAAGAACTTAGGGAGTTGCTAGAGAGGATAGAACAAAATGACGAAGAACAAAGTGCTGGTTCCTGACCATATAGCTGCTGAATTAGAAAAAGATAAAGACGTAGCTGAAAACAAAAAACAAGAAAGCGATTCTGAAGTTGACAAAGCTTTTGTCAGCGCAGAACAAAGAGTGCTTGATCCTACTTTGGTAGACAAAACTCTTATCGAAAGAATGCCCAATCCTTCTGGATGGCGCATGTTAATTCTTCCCTACAGAGGCAGAGGTGTTTCTAAAGGCGGAATTGTATTAACAAAAGAATCTGTAGACAGAGAGGCTTTGGCCTCGGTTGTGGCCTATGTTATAAAAATGGGTCCGCTCTGCTATAAAGATAAAGACAAGTTTGGAGACACACCTTGGTGTGAAGAGAAGCAATGGGTGCTAATTGGTCGGTATGCTGGAGCTCGCTTTAAGTTAGGCGATGATGCAGAATGCCGTATTATTAACGATGACGAGGTTATCGCGACGATTCAAGATCCCGATGATATTGTCACGCTGTAAACGTGAGGAGGACTCATGCTAGAAGAAGAAAACAATCAAGCTTCAGAAGAGCAGATTGAAGAAGGCGAATTTGTAGAACTGGAAGTTTCTGAAGAAGAACAAAAGGAAGCAGATGCCGCAATTGAAAATGTTTCTGACGAAGAAACAAAAAAAGATGAAGAGCAGGACGAACTAGAAAACTATTCAAAAGGTGTTCAAAAACGTATTGCTACTTTAACTAAAAAAATGCGTGAGCAAGAGCGTGCAGCTCAATCTGCTTACGAGTATGCAAAAAACTTACAAGCTGAAAATGAAAATTTAAAAACCAACACGTCTCAATTAAACCAAAGCTATTATGGTGAAGCTGAAAACAGATTAAAATCTCAAAGAGCTCAAGCCAACTCAGTTTTGAAGGGTGCTTATCAAGAACAAGACTGGGATAAGGTGACAAAAGCCCAAGAAATTCTTGACAAGATTACTGTTGAAGAAAGTAAGTTAGCTAATAACAGAATGCAAATTGAAAGACAGCCTGTATATCAACAAGATCTAAATCAACAAGCATTTCAACAACAAGTTCAAACTCCAGCTCCGCAAGCAGACCCCGCAGCCGAGAGTTGGGCAGAAAAAAACGAGTGGTTTGGCCAAGACGAAATAATGACTTTAGCCGCTTTTAACATTCATCAAAAATTAATTGAAGAAGAAGGATTTGATCCTTCCGATACAATGTACTATGATGAGATAGATAAACGTATTAGAACAGAGTTTCCACATAAGTTTAGCGATGGTGGACAAGCTAAGAGTCAAGCAAAAATGCAACAAACAGTTGCACCTGCTGGAAGATCAAGCAGTTCTGGTAAAAAACGAGGAGTCAGACTAACCAAAAGTGAAGTCGAAATGGCTCGTCGTTTAAATGTACCAGTTCAAGAATACGCAAAGCATATTAAAAGGTAATCAATATGACTGAAGATAAAAAAACAAATAACAGAGCTCCGCGCTCTGCTGAAACCCGAGCTAAAGATACTGCTCGCAAACCCTGGCGTCCCCCATCTATGTTGGAGACACCACCATCACCTGAAGGCTATACTTACAGGTGGATAAGAGCCGAAGTTGTCGGTCAAGAGGATAAAAAGAATGTAATGTCTAGATTGCGCGAAGGTTTCGACCTAGTGCGAATTGAAGAGATTGGAGACTTTGAACTTCCCTCGATTGATGATGGAAAGCACGCTGGTGTTGTATCTGTGGGTGGTTTGCTTTTGGCTAAGATTCCAAATGAAACACGCGAAGAAAGAAACGCCTACTTTGCTGACCGTGCAAAATCGCAACAAGATGCGATTGATAATGATTTGATGAAGGAATCTGATCCAAGTTCTCCGATGTTAAAACCTCAGAGAACCTCAAGCGTAACTTTTGGCGGTGGTAAAAGAAGTTAATTTTTTTCTCACTAAACGTAATTTTTAATTAAAGGTAAATAAAATGGCAAATAAAGATGCTTCATTTGGTATGAGGCCTGTCAAAATGATGGGTGGCTCACCTTGGACTGGTGGTACTAGTCGCTATAGAATTGCTGCAAATTACGGAACAGCTATTTATACAGGAGACATGGTAATGCAAGTTACTGGTGGTACTGTAGAAATACACGCTGACGGCGGAACTGTTCCTATTGTGGGAGTTTTTATGGGATGTCAGTACACCGATCCTACTTCGGGCGAGCAAGTATTTAGCGCATATTATCCAGCAAGCACAAATGCTTCGGATATTATCGCTTTTATAGTGGACGATCCTAATGTTGTATTTGAAATCCAAGCTGATGACACTTTCCCAATAGCTGATCTATTCGGAAATTTTGATATTGTTTATACAAACAGTTCAAGCACTCAGTCAGGACTTTCAGGTGCGGAATTAGACGTCACAACGGGTGCTACAACAGCTGGGTTACCGCTTAAAGCAATTGATATATCAGAAGATCCTGATAATTCAGATATTGCTTCGGCGAACACAAATGTTTTAGTTGTTATTCAAAATCATATCTGCGGTCAAAAAGGCGCAGGTCTAGCATAATAGGAGTAAATCATGGCTATAAATAGAGCTCAATTAGCGAAAGAATTAGAACCAGGATTGAATGCCCTTTTTGGGATGGAATATGCTCGTTATGATTCTGAACACGAAGAAATTTACGAAACTGAGTCTTCCGACAGAGCGTTTGAAGAAGAAGTAATGATCGTTGGCTTTGGGAATGCCCAAACAAAACAAGAAGGAGCTGGGGTATCGTTTGATAGCGCTACTGAAGGTTATACTTCTCGTTACAGCCACGAAACTGTTGCTTTAGCTTTTGCACTTACAGAAGAAGCAGTTGAAGATAATCTTTACGATAGACTTGGTTCAAGGTATACAAAAGCCTTGGCTAGATCTATGGCGAATACCAAACAGGTTAAAGCTGCTGCAACATTGAACAATGCGTTCGATAGTAGCTTTACTGGTGGAGATGGGCAACCTCTCGTTTCTAACGCTCACCCTCTCGGTGGCGGTGGAACTTCCAGTAACAGACCTTCAACTTATGCCGACTTGAATGAGACTTCATTAGAAGATGCTCTTATTAATGTTTCAACTTTAGTTGATGACAGAAATTTGACAATTGCTCTTCAAGCGCAAAAGTTAATTATTCCACCAGCGTTACAATTCGTTGCTGACAGACTATTGCAAAGCAATGGCCGTCCAGGTACATCTGACAATGACGTAAATGCTATGAAGAATATGGGTATGATCCCTCAAGGATATGTTGTTAACCATTATCTAACTGATACAGATGCTTGGTTCTTAAAAACAGACTGTCCTGATGGATTTAAACATTTCCAAAGAAGTCCAATGACTACAGCCTTAGAAGGCGATTTCGATACTGGTAACATGCGTTACAAAGCTAGAGAAAGATACTCATTTGGATTTTCTAACTGGAGAGCTGTTTACGCTTCTGAAGGTATATAATCCAAATTTTTTTGGTAAAGGGAGCTTCGGCTCCCTTTTTTTTTAATAAAATCTACAAAAAGCTACCTTTAGCGTGATTCTTGATGTAGAATTTAAGTAAACCGAGGTATATATATGAATACTGGTTTACATATGAGTATTAGCCTAGCTAACTCACCCTGCAATGGACGTTGCTCAACGTCAATGGCTCCCTTTGACGAAAGATGTCAAGGTTGCGGCCGAGATATAGAAGAAATAAGAGACTGGGAAACTTATCCTGATTTCAGCAAAAAATTAATTAATGTAAAAAACTGGCTAGATGGTTATAATATTAGACAAAAAAAAGAATCAACAATGACAGCAAAAGACATTCAAAAAATAAAAGATATAGATGGTAGAATGACAACTGTTATTGCTTTGGTTGAAATGATTGGTAAAGATATGATAGATGAGTTTGGCAAAGATCCAGCAATCAAAAAGTCTTATCAAGCCTTATTTGAGTGTAGAAAAGAAATTTTAAAATCTAAAGAAAATTTTCCTCAAGAACTTTAATTCTTTCATTTATCAATACATTCATATACAATCAAATAACTAGGATTGTTAACCTATCTATCGACTGACCTAGCAGACAAGCCAAGACGATAGATTTTTTCCGTAGGAGGAAATTATGGCAAATTCAACTTTTAACGGACCAGTTAGGTCTGAGAATGGCTTTACAGTCATTTCAAAAAATTCAACAACAGGTGTTATTACTACTGAATTTACTTTAGATGGTGATGGTATGAAGGTTGCACCTGTAGCTTTAACTGACGCAGATACAACACTAACAGCAACAGCAAATGGTGGCCGTACTAATGTAGTTCCAGCTCTTTCAGGCAATAGAACTCTTACATTACCAAGTCCCTCTGCTGGCGTTTACTTTAAATTTGTTTATGGTGGTGCAGCAGAAGAAACAGAAAACCTTATTATTGATACAGGCTCAGACACTAATTTCTTCTTAGGTGGAATTATACATTTAGATTCTAATGCAGATAATGTTTCTGTTTACGCTGATGGTAACTCAAACTCCATTCTTACTTTAACTGATTTTGGTTTATTTGAAATTAATATCTTAGCTAAAGATTCAACTAACTGGTACATTTGGGGTAACCAAGAAGGTGCAGACGCTCCAGCATTTACCGACCAATCTTAATAGGGGTAAATTATGGCTGATGTAGTCACATCTCAAACAATTCAAGACGGCGAGAGAATTGCCGTCTTGAAATTTACTAACGTTTCTGACGGTTCAGGTGAAAGTGCGGTAAAAAAAGTTGATGTATCAGCTTTAAACGCTAATAGCTTGGGCGAAGCTTGTACTAGAGTTTCAGTTGCTCGAATTTATTGGGCTACAAGAGGAATGGGAGTTAACCTTGAGTTTGATGCTTCAACTAATGTTTTGTTAACAGGGTTACCTGCTGACTCTACAGGAGATGAGTATTATGACTTATTTGGTGCCATTCCTAATAACGCTGGTAGTGGTATTACTGGAGATATTGATCTAACAACCGTTGGACATTCTAGTGGTGACACTTATTCAATAATATTGGTTTTGAATAAAACCTATTAATGAATGGCTCGCAAAGCGGCAAAGCCAATTCGCAGAACTACCAAGGGTAAGAAAGCTAACTATAGGCCTACAAAAAAAGGCGCAGGGATGACTGCGAAAGGTGTAAGAGCCTATCGTAAAGCTAACCCTGGATCTAAATTAAAAACAGCTGTAACAGGCAAAGTTAAAAAAGGCAGTAAAGCTGCTAAAAGACGCAAATCATATTGCGCTAGATCGCTTGGACAACTTAAACGTAGTTCAGCCAAAACAAGAAATGATCCTAATTCAAGAATACGTCAAGCAAGACGAAGGTGGAAATGTTAAATGGCTAGTGGAAAAAAAGATGCTTGTTATCATAAAGTAAAGCGTAGTGCGGAAGTTTGGCCTAGCGCATATGCTAGTGGCAGATTAGTCCAATGCAGAAAAGTTGGCGCAGCTAATTACGGCAATAGCAAGAAAAGAACAAAAAAATCAGCTGGTGGCGAAGTAACATTTGTTAAAGCAAGAGGTTTTAAAAATATACTTCCAGGCAAAAGAACAAAAACCAAATTAAGCTAATGGCTAAAAAAGAAACACTTAGAGATTGGTTTTCTAAAAATGATGGTACAGGATGGGTGGACTGTAAAACAGGTAAGCCTTGCGGTAGAAAAAAAGGTGAAAAACGCAGAAGTTATCCTGCCTGTAGACCAACAAAAGCTCAATGTACATCAGCAGCCAAAAAGAAAACCAGCTCTAAAAGAATTAGCTGGAAAGATGGTAGGACAAAAAAAGCAAAAGGCGGTCCTATAAGTATTTATATAGCAAGAGGTTGTGGTAAAGTAATGAACAATCGAAGAAAAAAAACTAAAGAATATTAGGAGTAATAATGTTTAGAAAAACTAGCAAAATGTATGCAAATGGTGGAAAATCTAAAAAACCCGCAAAAAAAGGCGTGAAAATGCAATATGGCGGAGTTGCAGAAAAGAAAAAAACCAAAGGTATGCGTAACGGCGGTCTAATGAAATCTAAGGGTATGCGTAATGGCGGCCCAATGAAATCCAAGGGGTACAAAAAGGGCGGAAAGGCAAGTAAATAGTGCCTTATTTGTATAGCAATATACCCCATTTTAAATGCTGGGTAAGGAGAGAGTACACCCATAACCACGGTAAATATCATGGTGAATTTCTGCACGCTATGGCAGTTGGCGTTACGACCATGCCTTGCAGGTGTTTAAGTTTTCAAATGATTTTTACAGGTATAGAAGCGGAAGGAGAACCAGAAGACACAGTTCACGGTGGAGCTATGTGGGCTCGTATGCCTATTACAGCTTTGGTTGGGGATACTCCTTTTGAAGAGTGGCCAGAACCAATGGCTGTCCATGATGCTCAACCTTGGGATTGTTCTTCGCATACACATGCAGTTTATGTAATTGATAGAGCAACACCATGTCCTTGGATGGCAAAGATAGATGGTCAATTTTTTCCTGCTAAATACATGTTTACAGTAGATTATGCCGAAAATGAAATAGCAGATGATCCCGCCCAACATAAACAAAGTCACGTACTAGAATTGTTAGATGCAGGTAAATGGACAGGAAATATTGTTGCTTTGCCTAACAATAGAGTTAGGGTAACGCACCCAGCTTGGTTTGAAACAGGTAGCGGTGCTCCAGACTTTAGGCCATCTGCACATATACATTATTCAAAATCTGATTTAGACTATACCTTAGATGTCAATAGAGTTTTTGATAACTTGTATAACGATACGGAGGAATAATGGCAGAACTAACAGTTGCACAAAAAAGAAAATTAGTTAGTGCATTAAAAAAAGCTTCTAAATCTCATCTTGCACAAGCAAAAATTATTGAAAAAAGTCTTAAAACAACAAAGCGTAAAAAATAATGGCAACGTCAAGCAGTACAGATTTTGAGCCAAACGTAGCTGAGTTTGTAGAGGAAGCATTTGAAAGATGCGGCCTAGAACTTAGAACTGGTTATGACCTAAAAACAGCTAGAAGATCAATCAATTTAATGTTAGCTGAGTGGGCTAATCGCGGTTTAAACCAATGGACAATAGAGCAAGCAACGCAAACTGTTACAGAAGGAACAAGTAGTTATTCTTTAAATTCTAATGTAATTGATATATTAGATATGGTTGTTAGGCGTACTGTTAATTCAACTGAAACAGATATTTCTATGGATCGCTTGAGCAGAAGCCAATATATTAATATTCCAAACAAAACAACCAAAGCAAGGCCTTCTCAATTCTTTTTTGATAAATTATCAACGCCAGCTATAAAAGTATGGCCAGCCCCAGAAAACTCTACAGACGTATTGGTTTTTAATAAAATTGTAAGAATGGATGATGCAGATAAAGCAACGAATACAATGGATATGCCGTTTAGATTTTACCCTTGTTTTGCTGCTGGATTGGCTTATTACATTTCTATGAAAAGAGCTCCAGATAGATCTGCTTTATTAAAACAATCATATGAAGAAGAATTTCAAAGAGCCATGTCTCAAGATGAAGACAGAGCATCTTTTAGAATTAGACCTTATATAGCAGGATTATAAAATGGCTTACGCAAGCGCTAAATTTGCAATCGCTCTTTGCGATAGGTGTGGTTTTCAATATAAATTACTAGACCTTAAAAAAGAATGGAATGGTTTAAAAACTTGCCCAGAATGTTTTGAATCTAAACATCCGCAATTAAACCCGCATACCGCACCTTCAGATCCTCAAGCTTTATATGACCCAAGACCAAATAATGACAAAGAATTAGGTGAAGGGTTTATAGTTGTCGTGGATAATAATTTTATGAACCCAGCAAACGTTGGATCAAATTTTACAGTAACTGAAATGACAGCAAGTGTTGGAGCAGTTACAATAACAGTATGACTTTAACCGAACTAAAAACTCTTATACAAAATTACGTTGAAAACGACGAAACAACTTTTGTTGCTACGTTAAACGATATGATTGAAATTGCAGAGGAAAGACTTTTTGAGTTAATTCAATTTGATTTTTTTAGAAAAAACGTAACAGGAAATTTAACAACTGGAAATACTTACTTAACAGCTCCGTCTGATTTTAAAATGAGTTTTTCTTTAGCTATTATAGACAGCAGCAGCGATTATCATTATCTAGATAAAAAACATCCTAGTTTTATGCGGGAGTATTCTAACGATGCTTCAACAAGCTCAGAAAGAGGAAGGCCTTTATATTATGCAGATTTTGATAAAGAACTTTCTACGGCTTCTAGTAATGGATCTACTTTAATTGTTTCTCCAGTCCCAGATGCTGATTATTCGGTTGAGCTACATTATCTATATAAGCCATCAAGCTTAACTTCTTCAACAACAGGTACTTGGCTTTCTCAAAATGCAAAAAATGCTTTGCTTTACGGTAGTTTAATTGAAGCCTACACATTTATGAAAGGTGAGCCAGAGCTAATTACTTTATACGAAACTAGATTTAATCAAGAGGTGGCTAGATTAAAAAATTTAGCGGAAGCAAGAGGCAGAAAAGACGAATACAGATATGATTCTTTAAGAAGTCAAATTAGTTAAATTTAAAATGGAGAAGATATGGAGCCAATTCAAGAGCTAAAAGGCGCTACCGTAGCTATTGTAGCTTTAGGAAACAGTTGGTTTGATTACAATTTAGCAAAATCACACGGCACTTATTTTGATGAGGTTTGGGCTATTAATTCAGTAGCATCTGTTATATTCCACGATAGAGTTTTTATGATGGATCCTGCTAGTCGTTTTTATGATACTGAGAATGCAGGAAATCAAACAAGTGGAATGCTTGATGTTTTAGAAAATGGCAATAAACCTATCTACACTTGCGAGCTAGACGAGCGTTGCGATAACTTAGTAGAATATCCAATTAACGAAGTTTTAGCCTCTTTAAATTGTCACTATCTAAATAATACAGTTGCTTATGCAGTAGCTTTTGCTGTTTGGAATAATGTAGGCCAGATAAATATGTATGGTGTAGATTTTAGCTATAAAGGAAATTTACACTTTGCAGAATCTGGAAGAGCATGTGTAGAGTATTGGTTAGCCAAAGCAAGCGATTTGGGTATACAAATTGGTATTGCAGGATCTAGCGGATTATTAGATACGAACGTTCCTGATGATGAAAAGTTATATGGCTATCATCGTTTAGATGATCCAATGATTGTAGTTCAAGAAAAAAATAAATTAATTGCAAAAAAATCTAGCGAAAAAATTACAAACAAACATCAGTTTGAACCAACTTTAATTGGTAGAAATGATGAGCATTTAAGGGAGCCTAAAAAATGGTAGATAAGTTAACGCCTGGTGGATTGCCAGAGCTTGGAGTGGTAGAAATAGCAACAACAAATTTTGGAGGCCATCCCCCCGAGTTTTGGGCTAAACAATTAACTGAAAAAATAGTTGGCTATTCTGATGAAAATGAACAACATATAAAAGACCAGGCTAGAGCTTACAAAGATTTAATTTATAAAGTTTGTTTGATATATATTCAAAATGCTATAAAATCTTATAAAGCATCTTTGATTCAAGAATTAACTCAAGGAGATGCTGAAGATTTGGCAAAAATAATCAAAGGTATTTGAAATGGCAATTACATCAACATTAACAACCAGCTTTAAAAAAGAATTATTAGAGGCTGTCCACAACTTTAAAAATTCTGGTGGGGACACTTTTAAACTAGCTCTTTATACTAGCTCGGCAACAATTGGTGCTGCAACAACAGCATTTGTTACAACTGGACAAGCAACTGGAACTAACTATACTTCTGGTGGAGCAAATTTAACAAGAGTAGACCCAACCTCATCAGGAACAACAGGTTTTACTGATTTTGCAGATTTAACGTTTGGAACCGCTACAGTTACTGCTAGAGGTTGTATGATTTACAACTCTAGCGACAGCAATAAATCAGTTGCTTGTATTGACTTTGGTGGAGACAAAACATCAACAGCAGGAGACTTTACAATTGTATTCCCAGCGGCAGCAGCCAGTACAGCGATTATAAGAATCGCCTAGCCTTAAATGGCTAATATAACAGGTTGGGGTCGGGGCACGTGGGGTCAACTTACGTGGGGCGAGCCACTTCCAGTTACGCTTACAGCTCCAGGAGCAGGAACATCTGCTTTAGGTACAGTTGCGGTTGATGCAGAAGCAAATGTAACACCCGCATCTCAAGTAGGAACAACAGGAGCTCCTCAAGCTGGAGTAAATGCTCAAGCAATAGCTTCTGTAGCAGGACTTGTAGGAACATTAGGTTCTGTATCGGTTGAAGTAGATGGTGAAGCCAACGTAACACCTACAGGACAAGCTGGGACATCCGCTCTTGGAACTGCAACAACCGTTTCAAACAACAATTTATCTGTTACACTAAATGCTGCAACTGGATCTTTGGGAACAGTTACCACAGATGCAGCAGCAAACGTTTATCCAACTGGACAAAGCGCTACAGGATCAGTAGGAACAGTTTTGATATGGTCACGTATTGATGAAAGCCAAACTCCAAACTATACTACTATAACAGACACTCAAACTCCCAATTGGGAGGCAGTTGCGTAAAAATAAGAGGTAAATAATGGCAAGCACATATGTAAATGATCTCAGACTAAATGAGATGGCCACAGGAGATGGTTCGGGTACTTGGGGTACAACAACCAATACAAATTTAGAATTAATCGGCGAAGCTTTGGGTTATGGAACAGAAGCTATAACTACCAACGCTGATACTCATACTTCAACTATTGCAGATGGAGCAACTGATCCAGTTAGGGCTATGTATGTTAAATATACAGGCACTTTAGATTCAGCTTGCACCATTACCATAGCTCCCAATACTGTAAACAGAATGCACTTTATAGAAAATGGAACAAGTGGATCTCAAAATATTATTATTTCTCAAGGCTCTGGAGCCAATGTAACAATACCTCCAGGCGATACAAAAGCAGTTTATTTAGATGGAGCAGGTAGTGGAGCAGCAGTTGTTGATGCTTTTGCCAGTCTTAGTGTTGTAGATTTAAAAGTACAAGATGATTTAACTATAACTGATGATCTCACTTTTAGTTCTGACTCAGCAGTTGTAACTTTTGGAGCAGATGGAGATACCACTCTTACTCATACAGATGGAACAGGATTAACATTAAATTCAACTAATAAACTTTGTTTTAATGATGCTAGTCAATTTGTACAAGGCTCAAGTGCAACTGTACTAAGTTTAGGTGCAACAGACGAAATAGATTTAACTGCAACAGCTATAGATATTAATGGAACTTTAGATGTTTCAGGACAGGCTACTTTTGCCGATGGTTCAGCAGGAGCACCTAGTATTAGTAATACAGGCGATGTCAACGCAGGATTATTCTTTAGTGCAGCAGATGTAATGTCGTTTAGTGCAGGTGGTACTGCTCAGTTCACTATGGCAGATGGTTCAATCTCTCCAGTAACAGATAACGATATTGACCTAGGTACAGCTAGTTTAAAATATAAAAGTTTTTTTGCAGGTCTTGTAGATTCTGAAAACTTTAAAGTAAATGGTGGACAAGGTAGTGATGGACAAGTGCTTACCTCAACAGGAAGTGGTGTAGCTTGGGAAGATGCTGCAAGTGGAGCAAGTTCTATTAATGATTTATCAGATGCCAAAACATTTGGTACTTCCTCCATTATGCTTGGCGATGCTACTACAGGCACGATTAGTGGTGCTAATTATAATGTTGGTTTGGGTGTAGATGTTTTTTCATCTTTAACTTCAGGCGATTCTAATGTTGCCATCGGTTTCGATGCAGCAGACACCCTTACAACTGGAAGTTTTAATATTGCCATCGGAACAGACTCACTAGGAGCAGCAGGTGCAGGTGTAGCAAATAATGTAATGATTGGTTATAACACAGGAAGTGGATTAACTGGTGATGGAAATGTTGCTATTGGACACACAGCTTTTGATGCGGCAGGTGATAGAGATGATTGTGTAGCTATAGGTAATGGAGCAGCAACGACACTTACAACTGGAAGTCACAATATTGCTATTGGTACTTCTGCTCTTGGTCTTGCAACAGATGCACATTCAAATGTTGCTATTGGATTTTTAGCAGCATCGTCATTAGCAACAGGAGCAGTTTATGCAACAAGAAACAATATAGCTATTGGTAGAGAAGCCTTAGAAAATCAAGTAACACAAGAAGATAATATTGCTATCGGTTATAACGCATTAGGAACAGGTAATAGTGTGTCTAATTCACAACTTACAGTTATAGGCTCACAAGCAGGAAATGCAGCTCACGCTGCTTATGGTGGTACTTATGTTGGCTATCAAGCAGGAAGTGTAGTTACAAGTGGAGTCCATAATACTTTTATAGGTAGAGAAGCAGGAGATATAACAACTACAGGCGATAGAAATATTATGATAGGTGTTAATGCTAATGGAGACGATTCAGCAGCTTACAGATGCATAGTGATTTCCACATATGAAAATACAGGTAAAGGCGATGCTACATTTTTTATTTCAGCAGGAACAGGTAGTGGAAATGGCTATCAAGGTAACAACTCATCAGCTTGGGCTACAACATCAGATAGAAGAATTAAGAAAAATATTGTAGATAACAATGTTGGTTTGGAAAAGATAAAACAAATTCAAGTTAAAAACTTTGAGTATAGAACGAAAGATGAAATTACAGACTGGACAGGTCGTGCTGTAGACTCAGTAACAATAGAAAAAGAAGGCACACAACTTGGAGTAATTGCACAAGAAATACAAGAAATACTACCTGATGTTGTACAGGAAAGAGAGAATGGGTGTTTAAGCGTTGATTCTGATAATATAACTTGGTATTTAGTAAATGCTGTAAAACAACAACAAACAATAATAGACGATTTAAAGTCAAGAATAGAAGCACTAGAGGATTAAAAATGGCAAATGATTTTACAGCAACAAAATGGTATGGAATCGCAGATGATTCTGTTAATTTAATTAATGGAGTTAATGCAGGAACTTGGACAAAAAATGATTTTGCAAATCTTACTCAACAAGAAAAAAACGATATGATGCAAAGAAATGTAGATGCTTTGACACTTATTTTACAACAAGAAGTCGTTATAGATGATTCAGGCAGTAAGACTAGTTACACCACAGCTATTACAACAGCAGAAACTTATATTAGCAACAATTCATAAAAGGAGAGATAGATGGCTAAAGATAGTGACAAAACAAAAGAAGTTGAACTTTCAGAAAAACAACAATACATACAGTTGCAGTTAAATGATCTTGCAAACAAAGAGAAAAATCTTATGTTTCAATTAGATCAAATAAAAGCATCTCAACAAGTTTTTAATCAAGCATTTGTAGAGGCTTCAAAAGAAGTAGCTGAAGAAGCTTTAGAAGAAAAGGAGTAAATTGTGGATATATTAATATCATTAATAATAGTAACAATAGTTTTGGCTTGGTCTGTAAAAAGATTTAAACCTGAACTTTGGGATAAAGTTACATCTAAACTCAAGAAGTAACATGTCTTGGTGGAAAAAAGTAGTACATTTTTTTACGCCTCTTAGTTCAGCAGAACTACCCAATCCTCTTAAAGAGGAAATGGAAACGGTTAGAGCTAGGAATAAAAATGGCAGATATGTGGCTGACGATCCCAGCACTCCAAATAAAAATGAGGCTTATACAAAAGTTCCAAAGAAAAGAGGCCGACCTCGTAAGAAAAAATAATGTATGAGTATAGTTGCCAAGTCACTAGGGTGGTTGATGGTGACACTATTGACGCTGACTTAGATCTCGGTTTTAATATTCATCATAAGTGTCGTGTACGTTTATACGGTATTGACACTCCCGAGTCGAGAACTCGCGACAAAGACGAAAAGGCTAGAGGTAAGCTAGCTGCTAAGTTTTTACAAGACGCTATATCAAATAGCAAGCACGTCATCTTACAGACGCAATTAAAAGACTCTAAAGGAAAATTTGGCAGAGTTTTGGCATCAGTTATAGTAGATGGAATAGATATTAACCAGCAAATGATTGAAAAATATATGGCGGTTAAATATACAGGCCAAAGCAAACATGAAATTAAATTAGAGCATATGAATAATAGAACTAAATTAATTGAACTAGGAGTTTATAAACCAGATGGACAAGGAGCAAAAACAGCATGATAACTTAATAGCTTGGTCGGCTATTGGTTTTTTAGTAATTTTAGTTATTGGCTTGTCTGTAAATGTTAGCGCTCAATCCTCTCAACAATCTGGTACAGCTTGCGTCAACGGTACGCAATATTGCGAAAACAATAGTTTAGATACAACAAATACTACGACTACAACTAATTCCAATACAAACGTAAATACCAACACAAATTTCAACACAAATTCAAATACGAATAGCAACACTAACGTATCGACTAACACGAACAATTCGACCAATATAAATTCTAATACGAATGTTTCGACTAATTCCAATACGAATGTAAATAGCTCGACCTCGAATAACACCAATACGAATAACAACGTCAATACTTCGACCTCGACATCTAACTCAACGGTTAATTCAACCGTTAATCAAAATGTCAACAATACTAATAATTCGACTTCGACCAGCTCTAATACAAATCAAAACACCAATATTAATCAATCAACCTCAGATTCTAACGTCACAACTGACAATCGAAACGTAAACGAAAACAATTCTAGATCTGATAATACGAACCGAAATATTAACGAATCTAATTCTACTCAAACCATTAATCAAAACGTCAAGAGCAAGGCTCCTCCAGCTTCTGCAATAGCTCCAAGCATTATGTCTTATTCGCAAGATCTTTGTACTGTAGGCCGCTCTGGTGCGTTCCAAGGACAAGTATTTGGTTTCTCTACAGGAGCTACTGTTACTGATGAAAATTGTGAACGGTTAAAACTATCTAAGTATCTTTACGATACTGGTATGAAAGTAGCCAGCGTTAGTATTCTTTGCCAAGACGAAAGAGTGTTTAAGGCTATGGAGATGGCTGGCACTCCTTGTCCTTACAGAGGCAAGATAGGTGCAGAAGCAACTTTGGCTTGGGCTGAAAACAAATCTAAAAGACCAGATGTTAAAGAACAAGAAAAGTTATTCATACAAAAATGTACACACGATTCCAACCCCAACAGAGAAAAAATAAACAAAGATGTTGTTGGCGCAGTTAAAGTTATATATACAAGAAAAACTAAAACAAGCAAACAATGCAAAAAAGAATTTTATGCTACGCAGTAGCTAGTCTGCTATCATTTAGTGTATATGGACAGTATACATATGAAGGCAACCAAGAACTTTACGATCTTAACGCTAACGCAAACAACTTTAACGGTGAATTAGCGTACGAGGTATCCGATGATGGTATTTCTCCCGCAATTGATCTTTCTTTTAATTTTAACTTTTATGGCTCTACATTCAGCCAAGCGAGGATGGCAACAAATGGATGTTTGCATTTTGGCTCTAGTGGTAGCTATTGTAATGACTATACTCCTGACCCTATTAACGGGCAGCACACCTATACCATATACCCTTTCTGGACCGATTTAATTAGAGACTCTGATTCTCGTATGAAGTCTTGGGGTGATTCTAGCAAGATGATTTTTGGCTGGTATAACCTTAGAGAGTACAACAGAGCATCTGATAATAGTTTTGAAATAATACTTTGGAACAACCACTCTTTTGATTTACGTTATCGTGAATTAGATATTATTAACCATGATGTACTTATTGGTGAAGTGGGAGCTAACAAAGATGACTCTTATACTTATTACTACCATGATGAATGTAATACAGGCTCAACCAACTCTAGCACCTGTGTAAATACTGATTGGAACAACTCAGATAAAAATACTAATTTAGAAAATGGTGGCTCTTTGTTTGGTTGGGGATCTGGCAGCGGTATTGATTGCAGCAATCCTTTAAATGATTCTAGTTGTAGCGGTTATGCAGATGCTTTATTAACCCAACAATGTAATATAAGCTCTCTTTATGATGAGTCTTGCCCCTATTATTGGGATGCTTATGATGACCAGCAATGTGATTTAGATCCTCAGTATGGGCCATTTTGCCCTGGTTATACGCAACAAGAAGATGTAGGTTACTTTCAAGAAGATCAATTTGATTACGGTTACGAAGAAGAAGAGCAGTTTGGCTACGAGGAAGAACTTATATTTGAAGAGTTTGTATTTGAGTTTGATGAGCAGCACTTTGAAGAACAAGAGTTTATGTTTGAAGAAGAAATAATTTTTGAAGAAATGTTTCGTCAAGATGAGTTTGTAGATCCATTTCCCTTGATACCAGACTTTGAAATGCCGCGTGAAGAAATATTTATTCCTGTAGAAGATTTAATTATTGAAGAGTTTATTTTTCAAGAAACATTTTTAGTAGAAGACTTTAGAGAACCTGAAACTTTTATTGAGTTAGAAACTATTGAAGAATTAGAAGAATGGTTTGAGGAAGAAACCAGAAGAGAAGAAGAGGTTGCAATATTAGAAGATCCAGAAGAAGAGTTTATAGAGGAAATTTTTGAAGAAGAAGCCGTTGAGGAAGTTTTTGAAGCTATAGAAGAAAGATTGGCTGAAGCTGAAATAGAAGAAGAAAGAATAGAAAGAGAAGAGACTATAGAAGAAGATGTATTTGAAGAAGAGTTTCAAGTTGCTGAAAGAGAAAATACAAAAGGTGAAAGCTCAATTAGCAGAGAAGTTGCTCTTAGGGTGGTTGCATCTACAATAAGAACCGCAAATCAGAGTGTTAGCGGTACTAACGCTGGCAATTCTATACATGCTACAGGCAATAGCGTAGCTACTGGAAATGCCGTAAGTAACTCATCTACCGCTGGTTTTAGTACCAGTAGTTCACCCAGCATGTCAGACCAGTTTGCATCATCTACAGCTCAAACCAATCAAGTTCTTGATATGAGCAGTATGTCTGTATCAGACTCTTCTTTTAGCTCAACAACAGCAGGAACAGAAACGGTAACAATAGAAGTAGCAGTTGCTAATGTAACAACAGAAACAACGCAAGATCAGATGGATATGTCTATTGCATCTGTTGATGCTGATTCAGAAACTACCGTTGAAAATATTATTGCTCAAAACTTACAGACAGCTCAAGAACAAGTTGCAGCTAAACAAGAAGAAACTGGAGAGTATGGTTCAGAAAACGCTATTATAGCGGTTATGGGCTTTTTACCAGGTTTTAATAGTTATAGAGCAGTAAACATACCCGAAAAAGAATTTTGGTATGAACCAAAAAGCATTTATACTAATAGCAACCTTTCAGATAATACTGCGGCTTTTTATGGGCTAGCAGGACAAAGTATAAAAACTTTGACTGAATTAAAAAAATTACAGCCAACATTATAGGAGACTGAAATGAATTGGTTTGAAAATAAAACAACACAACTTATAGCTCTTGTTGGTATTGTTACAACACTTGCTGGCTTTGGCTATCAAGGCGCTCAGTATGTTAACAGATTAGATAACCTAGAAGCTCAAATAGGTGGTATAGGTGATACCGAACAAAAACAAAAAGTTATTGAAGAAAGATTTGCAGGTATAGAAAAGTCTGTACAGTATTTAGAAAAACAAATAGACGGTATTTCTGTTCCAGATGTAACTGAAATAAAAACAGATATAGCTACAATTAAAGCTGACATTCAATCTTTAAACAAAGAAGTAGATAAGATAGAAGCAAAAATGAATGATAAAAATCCATTAGCGGGGTAATTATGAAATTTGGTTTAATTAAAAATGTAGTAGGAGCGCTTGCTCCAACTTTAGGATCTGCATTAGGTGGGCCGTTAGGCGGTCAAGCAGCGTCCGTTATTGCTGGTGTGCTTGGCTGTCAATCAGACCCAAAGTCTATTAACAAAGCTATTCAAGAAGCTACTCCAGAACAAATGTTAGAGCTTAAAAAAGCTGAACAAGGTTTTGAACTTCAGATGAAAGAGCTAGATGTAGATATATTTAGATTAGAAACAGTAGAAAAACAAGACGCTAGAAAAACTTTTAACAAAGATTGGACAGCTAGAATTATGGGTATTGCTGTTGTTGGTGGATTTATGGGTTATATATTTTTAGTAACCTTACAACCGCCCGAGCAAAATTCTGAAGCCTTAATTAATTTAGTGTTAGGATATTTGGGTGGATTGGCATCGGCAGTTATATCGTTTTATTTTGGAGCTTCCAACTCAGGTGATAAAAAAGATGGCGAATAGAACCACAGTTCAATCTGTTGCATCAGATTTAAAGTCTCATGAAGCAAAATGTGAGGAAAGATGGAAAACTATATTTCGAGAAACAGCAGAGATAAAGCAAGAAATGAACGATTTAAACAAAACCTTAAGAATGGCAATGTTTGGAACTTTCGGTTTTATAGGAACTTTGTTAATCGCTTTTGTAACAATCGTATTGGGAAATTAATGCACACTTCAGACGAAGGCTTCGAGCTTATAAAAAAATTTGAAGGCTGTGAGCTTGAGGCATATAAATGTGCTGCGGGGGTTTGGACTATAGGATATGGCCATACCAAAGATGTACAAGAAG